ATGAAAGTATTGAATTTAAAAGAATTTAAACTGTTCACCGACATTTCCCACGCCGGGCATATTGTTGTCGACGCAAGGAAAGAATTCGCTAATGCCATCTATATGGGTATGAACGGTATCGTAGCGCATGACCTGGCATTCCGCATCCTCCACAGCGAAGGCGGCATCGAAGTTTCCGACGAGGAGGAATCGATTATCGTCGATACCGCAAAGATGTGCAAGCCAGTCTTCTACGACAGCATCATGTCCGCTCTAAAAAAAGAATAAACGCTCGAAAGGAATATGAAACGCATCCGGATAGGCAAGGACATAGAGATACATTGGCCGATACTTACCAATGGAGAGCAGGTAGCACTCGAAGGGCGCGACCTGAAACTCTTCGTCCATTTGCCTTCGCATATGGACATTCCCGTCGATTTCACCACCGAAGGCAATACCGCAATTTTTATCATAACCGGAGCGATGCAAAAATCCATCGGGGTGTACCGCCTTACCATGTGGGAAAATTTACAGAAAAGCGGGCAAACAGCGGTTGACTATTGCAACGCCTTCGAGTTAGTTCCTACGACCTGTATGGAGGGTGGTGAAGATGACAATAACCTTACAACGGAAACTGTCGACCTTGAGGCGTCAAGCCTTGTTGTTGGATTGCCCGGCGAGAGTGCTTACGAGGCATTCAAGAAATACAACCCGAATTCCGAACTTACGGAGGAAGAATATGCCGAGGCCCCTATTAACGCTGCAAACGCCGCGAACGAGGCGGCAAAAGCGGCAAATGACGCCGCAGGTAAAATTGGGGATATTGACAAAGCCCTTGCCGAAAAGGTCGACAAGGAAGAAGGGAAAGGGCTTTCGACGAACGACTACACCGACCAGGAGAAGGAGAAGCTGGCCGGGTTCTCCAACTACGACGACACGGAGATAAGGAAGGAGTTGTCCGACAAGGTGTCCAAGAAGGAGCTGACGGAAGCTGCGGCGGACACGCTGACTGAGGCAAAGTCGTACACGGACACCAAGACGACAGAACTATGGAATAATGTCGGCGATACGTTTGACGCTATGTCCGAGGAGCTCAATAGCAACATATCCGGCGGGGATGCGCAGGCACTGACCGAAGCCAAAAACTATACAGACAAGGCGATCTCTGAAATTCCCACCCCGGACGTCAGCGGGCAGATCGAGCGGCACAACACCTCCCCCACGGCGCATCCCGACATTCGGGAACTGCTCAACACCTGCGTAGGACTGCCGGAGTTCAACGACAAAACCTACGAGCTGACCTTCACGACAAAGGGCGGTGCGAAGTTCATCATCGACCTGCCTATCGAGATGATGGGGCTGCATTACAACGAGGATACCCAATCTATCGAGTTCGTAAATGCCGACGGCTCCATATCCTCCATCCCGGTTTCTGACTTCGTGAAAGTATATGTCGGCTCTATCGGTTCCGAGATACAGGTTACGGTCGAAGGCTCCGAAATCCGCGCCTCCCTGCTCAACAACACCGTATCCTGGGACAAGTTGACACTTGCATTGCAGGAGATGATTCAGAGCAAGGCCGACCGCACGGAGCTTCCCACGAAACTGTCGCAGTTACAGAACGACCCGAACTTCGTGACATCGGGAACCCTCGAAACCCAGTTGACGCCTATCAAAACCGAGTTAGGCGGCACAGTGCGCCTCGGGGAGGAAATAGGAGAGAGCTCTACCCCGCCTCCTATACCGGACACGGACGATGAAATAACCGAAGTCCTCGCGCACTCGGACTGCACGCTCGAAGAGCGCGTGACGCACCTCGAAAGGCTGCTCGTGGGAGTGCTCTCGGGCAAAGTGCTGATCCCGGAGTTGCAGGTGAAGAAGCTGGGTGTGTGGGGCGACAACAACCTCGTCGTCACGGGCGAGGGCGCGCCGACGAAAGCCCCCGACCGCGCGGGGCAGTTCTATGTCGATACGAAGAACAACGCGGTCTACCACTCGGTAGGCAACGGCGCGGTGTCGGACTGGAAGAACGCTTAAACTGCATACAACATGTCACAAGTCAACAAATACGCCGACAAGGCGGGTTACACGGCCGACAAGAACCGCAAGGACACGCAGTCGGCGGTGTCATACGTCGAAGACGACGGCGAGGTGATCTACGACGGCGTGAATGTCGTTGTCGACCGGGATGCCGCGGATGCCGGCGATCTTGCGGTCTTCGACAAAACGGACGGCACGCTGAAGTTCGTCAAAGGTGCGACGCTGCTTCCTGCGCAGTTGCCGCCAGAACTCGTTCCGATGGCCGTGGTCTACGGACGCCGGGGCGAGCGGGTGCGCATCGTCGCCCTGCGCCATCTGGATTTTTACAAGTGGGCAGTGGCGTACGAAGTGAAACTTTCGGGCTTCGATCTCTCGGCCGGAGGTAATTTCACGCTGACCGTTGACAGTACGAGTTCGGAATTTACCTACCCCGCGGGGGCGACGCTTGCGAGTATTGCCGCGCAGATCAACGCCGACACAACAATCGCGGGGTATTCATGGAAAGCCACGGCGTCGGATGCGATCGCCGCGATTGTCATGGAGTGCAATACGTCGGCCGAGAATTACAAAAAAATATCCGCGACAGGCTGTACGCTTACCAAACATGCGGAAGATGTGGACTACCAAACGACTGCGATTATTATTCCTGCGGGGACGTATTCGCGTCTGCGCCGGCGCAATGGCATCGACACCAATCTGGCCGGCTGCCTCAATGATGCCTTTCTGGAGTATAACCGCACGAACGGCAGCACGAGTACCAACGTTCCGCTGGGCAGCTCGACGATCATCCGGGAAAGTGTCTTTACCGAGGCCGATAATCCGGCGCTGGTTGCGGCCTATCCGACCTACCGGGACTACCTGTTCGGCGAACATCTTGCCGAATATCCGTCGGCTTACGAAGCATTTCTGCAGGACGGCAAAGACAATACGGCCATTCTCGCCGGGAAAACAAAGACCGACTTCTATGGCAAGACTGTTCCGTGTTATCCGGCGGCAGCCGCAGCTGCGGCCTATGGGATGCAGGTCGCGGGGATGACTACGGGGCTGGAAGCGGGTGCATGGTGGCTTCCGTCGGCTGAGGAGTTGTGGCTGATGGCCAAAGGTCTCATATTCGCGCAGCCTTACGATCCGGTCAATCGGACATTGTCCGTATCGGGGAAAGTGATCGCCAAGACGGACTATATGGCCTCTTCGACCGAATACTCGTCATCATATTATTTTCAGGTCAATCAATACGGTAATACGCGGTGGATGCTCCAACAGCAAGGCAAATCCATATCCAGCATCGTACGGCCGGTGTCGGAGCTATGAAAAATAAACTGAATTATGTCACAGATAAACAAATATGCGGATAAGGCCGCCTACGAAGCGGATGCCGCGCGGCTTAAAACCCTCTCGTCGGAATCCTATATCGAGAACGACGGCGAACTGATCTATGACGGTGTGAATACCGTGATCCGCAAATCGGCCGCCGGTGTCGGTGATCTCGTCGTCTTCGACAAGACGGATAGTACGTTGAAATTTATCAAAGGCGATACGCTGGTTACAGAAAAGATACCTCCCCAACTGATTCCCGTGGCCGTGGTCTATGCCCGGCAGGGCGAGCGTGTGCTGATCGTGTCGCTCGAAAACGCAACGGTCAGCAGCCAGCGATGGGCATACTCTTATGAAGTTGCATTGTCGGGCTTCGACCTTGCGGCAGGAGGATCCGCTGTCCTGTCGTTCGGCCAGGGCATTTATGCGATGGAGTTGCCAATAACGTATGCCGCAGGGGCATCACTGGCAGACATCGCAGCGCAAATCAATGCCAATGCAACGGTTAAATCCACATACGGCTGGACTGCCTCCGTAGATGAAGCGGCCGCACGAATCATCGTATCATCGAATACATGGTCGACCAGCTATGCGACTATCGGTGTCGTAAGCGGTTGTCAAATCGCAAGACCTCCGGAAGACGTCAACTACCAAATAACGTTGACGGGGGTTTTGATCGAGGGATCGAACGAATACGTCCGCCGTAATAATGGCGTCAACATCTCCTTTGCGGGCTGCAATCCCGAAAGATTTCTGCAATATTATTCGACCAAAGGGAGCCAGGCCACAGGACAGATGCCGGGCAGTAGCGAAATCATCCGGGAAAGTGCCTTTACCAAAGAAGCCAATCCGGCATTGGTCGCCGCCTATCCGACCTACCGAGATTATCTGCTCGATGAGCACATGATGCAGTACCCGAGCGCCTACGGTGCGCTGCTGCGCGACGGCAAGACCAACACGCACCTGATCGGGCGGCTTACCTTCGAGGACATTTATGGTAAGACACAGTACCGCTACCCGGCCGCTGCGACTGCCCTCGACTACGGCATCACGGTCGAGGGCGCAACTACCGGACTGGAAGCGGGCGCATGGTGGCTGCCATCCGTCGACGAAATCTACCTGCTCATGCACGACCGCGTACTGACATCCGCCGACCGGGAAAGCGATCCCGTAAACCGCACGCTGTCGCGCCTCGGTAAGGCGACCTGTTACGGGGCGAGTTATTACCCGTGGACGTCATGCGAATGCAATCCCGGCCATGCGTTCACCTACCGTGGCGATACGGGTTACGTGGGCGCCAACTACAAGTATAGCACGGGCGCTGCCCGCCCGGTCTGCGCCTTATAACTATCTGAACCATGGAAACACAACGACAGATCGACACCCTCGAATCGCGGCAGCTCGAATTACGGGCTGTCATGGCCAAGTCCGACGACAGGGCGGCCAAATGCAGCAAGTCCGGCCTTGACTTCCGGGCTACCTATCCTCTGGATTATGAGGAGTACGAAGCGGCCAACGCGGAGTACAACGCGAACGAAAAAACCCTTGCGGAGCTGAGGGCCCGACGTGCCGAAGAGCTGGCCGCCGAAGAAACGGTTATGAACTTTCAAAATATTGAGCAATGAAGATGTATATGACCAACAAGCCCAACGGCGAGCCGTTCTATCCCGTAACCGTAGCCGAAGCCGTGCTTGTTTCCGAAGGAGAAACTTTAGCCGCGGTGCTGCAACGGCTCGAACAGAGGATCGCAGAATTGGAGAAGTCGGAAGCGGCGCCCCAGGCGCAGACAAACGTGTTGCCCGAACAATAGAATACACCCTATGGAAGCATTGTGGAGATTTATAGAAAGGCTCTGCGAAAAAGTATGGCAGGTGTTGATCGGTGCCCTGGTGTACATGTTCAACGCCATAGCCCCGATACACGACATACTGACGGCCTGCATGATTATATTCGCCGCAAACTTTTTCACGGGCCTGTTCGCCGGCGTGCTCGTACAGCACGAAGGATTCATATTCCGCAAGGCTTTCAAGTGCATATCCGAGGCTGCGGTAATATCGGGACTGATGGCTATGATACTGCTCGTCGGGGACAACATCGACAACCACGACGGGGCGATGTCGGCGATCTCGCTCGCAGTATATGCCCTGATATATTTCTACGGGGTCAACATCCTCAAGAACCTGAACCGCATATTCCCGAAGAACCGATACATCGACTTCCTGTACTATGTGCTCTCGTTCGAGATGATTAAGAAGATTCCCTATTTGGAAAACTACAAACAAAAACAAAAGGACAAATGAAAAAGAAATGGATCGTATGGAGCATCGTTGCGGCCGTGGCCGTAGTGCTCGGAATCGTATTCCCGCGTTACATCCTCGTGGGGGTTGTTTGTGCTATGGCCGGATGGGTCGGGCATATCCTGTACACTAAACACATCGCGCAATGATACCACGCGGGCTGCGGAACAACAATCCGCTTAACATCGAGAAGACACGGGGCGGCAATCCCTGGCAGGGCGAGGTCGTACCGTCGAAAGACAAGCGTTTTGCGCAATTTACGACGGTAGCATACGGCTATCGGGCTGCCTTCAAGCTGTTGAACAACTACCAGCGTAACTACGGGTTGGACACGATCCGCAAGATGATCGGCCGCTGGGCCCCGTCGGAGGAGAACCACACGGACGCCTATGTCCGCACCGTGGCGGAAAGATCGGGGGTGCCCGCCGACAGTCGGATCACCACGACCAACCGCGACGTGATGGTTCCCATCGTAGCTGCGATGTCGTTCGTAGAGAACGGCGTCGAGGCCAAGATGCTCGACGTACAGGCCGGGTGGGATTTGTTCGTAAAGGCATGAAACGCTTGATCCTCTACCTGCTCGCCGCCCTTGCGGCCGGGGCGCTGCTCTTCGGCTGGGGATACCGCCGGGGCGCCGCGTCGGTGGTTGTCGAAGAAACAACGCGCATCGACACGGTGTTCTATCCGCGGCCGGAACCGCTGCCCGGCACGTACCGCCTGGCCGACATCTCGGTGCCGGTGCTGCTCTTCGCGCCGCCCGACACGGTAACGGAGACCGTCGTTGTGAAAATCGGGGCAGACAGCGTGCAAATGAAGGTGGCGATGGAAACGCGCCCCTACTCGGACAGCACCTACCGGGCACAGGTCAGCGGGCCGCGGATCGGCAACCTGCGGCCGACGCTCGACTGGATAGAAACATACGACCGCACGACCATCCGACAGCAGGTAGTCACCCGGCGGAGCCGCTTCGCCCTGACTGCCGGGGTCGGGGCGGCGTACACGCCGCAGGGGTTCCAGCCTACGGTCGGCGTAGGAGTAGGTATTATTTTATGGCAATTCTGACAGGTATGAAGATAATTTATAACGACATCATCCCCTTCAAGGGATACAAGGCTATCAATCTGTTCGGGATCGTATTTGCCCGCAAGTCCGCCCGCCCGTTGTCGGATAAAAATAAAAACCACGAAGCGATACACACCGCACAGATGAGAGAACTGTTATATGTGCCCTTCTACATCGTCTACCTATTGGATTGGGTATTTCACGGCTTCAAGTACCGAAGGATAACTTTCGAACAGGAAGCATATGCCCATGAAGATAACCCTGAATACCTTGAAATACGAAAACACTACGCGCAATGGAAGAGATGATTTACATATACTGGGATGACTTCCCATCGGTTGTAACCGAATAACGGGCCTTGGGGTACGGGCATAAAAAAGTCCCCAACGCTTTCCCGCATATACCACTATACGATTGTGCCAACGCACCACATTGAGGACTTATTCCTTGAATCGGTGTGTTGGCTTTTTGTATAGTGGTATAACAAATTTATAATAAAAAATCGGGAAAGTATATGCGTAAATCAGAGCTTTTTGCACAAATACTCGAATGTGTTGCATTTGAAACTGAAATAGCTAAGGAACAAATCCTTTCGAAGGATAAATTTCAAGATGTGGTCGATGCGCGCTACATGCTCGTACACTTCTGCCATAAGAACGGCATGTACACCACCGACATCGCCCGGATGATGCGGTTCTCCCGACGCGCCATAGAGAAGATGGTCTCCGGGTTCGATGAGCGCAAGCGATACAGCCACCCTATATTCGAAATGCAGTGCGAACTTATTGCGAAAAAGCTGCCTCCCATCTGCGCCCCAATGAATTGATATGACCACCGCCCGCGGCCACCTTTGCAATGTTGCAACAGGTGAACGCCCGGCCTTGACAGGGGCGGAAATCATTCAATAATCATTAAAAATGGGTTCGGATAAAACTTATATTTTCGATGGAGGCGGCTCGGGTGGCGGCCTTGACATCGCGGCTCTCGTCTCGTCAATGATGGGCAACAAGGGCATGGATCCCAACCTCGTAGCGGCACTCATGAACGGTAACAACAACCGTGGTGCATGGGGCGGTGACGGGTGCTGGTGGATCTGGATCATCCTGCTGTTCTTCTGCTGGGGCGGCTTTGGTGGCAACGGCTTCGGCGGTAACAACGCCAATGGCCTTCCTGCGCAGCTCAACGGTGACGCCGGACGGGAACTTCTTATGAACGCAATCCAAGGGAACGGCGCAGCCATCAATCAGCTGGCATCGTCGCTCAACTGCTCTACGCAGCAGATTCAGAACACGCTGTGCAACATCCAGGGCACCCTCGGCATGTCAAGCCAGCAGATCATCAACGCTGTACAGTCGATGGGATGCCAAATCGGCAACCAGATCGCCGCGTGCTGCTGCGATATGAAGCAGGCCATCAATGGCGTCAATGTGGGCATGGAGCGCGGATTCAGTAGCGTTGCCTATGAAACACAACGTCAGACCTGTGATTTACAAAACACAATTCGCGAAACTTCTCAAAGCGGGACTACAGCGATAATTTCCAAACTGGATCAAATGCAGGCAGCTGCATTGCAGGATAAAATTGATGCCCTGCGCGAAAAGAACAGCACGCTGACCACGCAGCTCAACCTCGAACACCAAAACGCCTACATGGCCGGTGTTGTAGGACAGGCTGTAGCACCCGTGAACGCCGCTGTAGCGGCTTTGCAGAATGACGTGAATAGCATCAAGTGCAAGCTGCCCGAAACGGCTACCGTGCCCTATTCGCCTATTGTCGGTGTGCCTACGTGTATTGCCGCACAATATGGTCTCGGATATGGTGCAGGGTTTGGCTTTGGGGGGAGCGGCGGATTTTGGGGATAATGCTATTATTCGCCGATAGGTGAAATGTTCTTTGACTTACTGATAAGAGGCTTCCCAATCCGAAAGCCAGCGCCAATGAAATCCTTTCAATGTGCGAGTTGGTTTTCGAATGCATTCATATATTCCTCCGATGTGAAATCCGTGTAATTGATGGGCTTCGGATGCTGTTTTATATTTTGCAACCAATATTCCATTTTTAATCTGGACAATTGGCTTTCTGTTTTTCTTGTTGGGTATTCTTCGTGCTTTTGCTGCACACTCTCTTGTGACAGGGTTAAGCATGTTCATTGAACGAGTACACCAACGAAGATTACGTGCCACATTGTTCGTCCGGTTCCCATCTATATGGTCTACATATGCATAGTTATTAGGATTGGGGATGAACGCTTTAGCAACAAGCCTATGGACTAATTCAGTCTTATCTACTCCGTGTAGGGATGTAAGTCTAACTCTCAAATATCCTCCCCGATTTGGGCGAGGAGTTAATATGCGAGGTTTAGTCATCCAACTATTGTTATTACCTCCGCTCACGCGATGGGATAGCGATGAAACCCTACCATAATCAGATACCGCGAAATAGCCGAGCGTACCATCAATAATACGCCATTCTTCTCCTTCGAGAGCAACACTCTCTATGAATTCCCGATTTGTCATTGCCAAACAATTTAGTGGTGCCAAACGAGAAAAAGAGGGAAGGACGTTTGGCAAGCCCTTATCAGTTGGTCATGACTCCAACCTATCCCGATGTAAAATTAGTTATAATAACTTAAAATACAAAAATATGGCAGTATTCCCATTTCAGTATGTTAACCGCAGAGGCATACCGGTACTAAAAACTACAGGCGTGACAGTGGAGACCACAGGGGTTGTGTTTTCCTTTCCTAACCACGCATTTGCAAATTCGTGGTACCGGGGACTCGTGCTGGTTGAGTTGGTACAGGAAATCCCTGCCGGCACAACGGGAACACTTCCCGTGCTGTTTGAAACCAACGGGCAAAATAAGAATCTGACGACGTACAACGGAGCAAATGTTACAGTATCGGATATTCCGGGGTCAGGGGTATACCAGATATGGTATGACAAGCAGACCGATACTTTGCAATTGATGACCGGTGCCGTCTGAATAAAAAAAACAATTAACCGAAAGACGGGGAGGAGGGCTCCTTCTCCCCTACCTTTCACAAATCATTAACCAAGATGTTTCAGAACTTGAGAAAAGGCTCCTTAGTCTACGTTTTCGACAACAGGGAACAGCCTAAGTTTTATACAGCCAACGTAAAAGATGTATCGGCACCGTATTTCCCGCCCCAAAAGCCCGGGCAATTCTCGCCGATGCCGCAATTCATCAACATCTCGATAGAGGGCAACGAGCCCTGGGGCGTCCCTATGCAAGCGGACATCGTTTCGAAAGACGGCCTTACCGTAGCGACGACACGTGAAGTGTTGAAACCGACCATCATGGAGGCACAGCAGGCAAGCCGTGACATCGTGGAATCATTCGACAGGCACAAAGCCAACCTGAAGGTCTACGATGAGATCCTGATGCAGCTCGATCCCGAAGCTGCGCGTTCAAAAGAGCTCGAAGCCGAAAACAGGGAGTTGCGGAAGATGCTCGCTGACATGAACGAACGGCTGAGCCAGATACCGACGGCGGAAGAACTGAGGAGCCTTGTCAAGTCTGAACCACCTGCAAAAACAAAGTAACTATGGGTTGGAGAATCATAGGTGAAGGCCGTGGCGGCTTCGGCGGCCACGAAGAGGAGATGGAGCGAGAGCTCCGACGCGCCTACGAAGAAGGCTTTGAAGAAGGCCGGCGTGAAGGCCGTGGCGGATACGGTGAGCGTGGCGGCTACGGACAAGGTGGCGGCTACGGCGAACGTGGCGAGTATGACCGCGGCGGGTATGAGTATGACGACGCCTACGGCGAACGCCGTGGCGTAAGGGGTACAGGCCCCTATTCGCGGTATCGCAGGCGGTAAACCGGAGGGAGAGGGCCGCAGTGCCCTCTCCTATTTTAAATCGAAAAATATGGACAGGTTAGATACACATGAAAACTTCCCGGCAGGGTTCCGGGAATATCTCGAAAATTACGGTTGGCACTTTTCAAAGAAGATGTGCGAATTCGCCGTTGGCAAAATGAAGAAAAAGGATGCAAGCGGCAAAGAAACCCCTATTACGCCCTATTCAAACGACGAGGTTCACCAACTTCTCAAACAATATGGCGTAGAATTAAAAAACGATGTAGGATACAATGCTTGTTACGTTGCAAATATGGCAAAAGCAGACTTCCTTGGGTCGTCGTTACCGAATGAACAGTACTTGGCTAAATTCGTCAAAGACTATCTTGATGATATAGACGGCGCACCAACAAGAGCAATGGATGAATACTATGCAAAGACAATAGCGGAAGGCATTCCAATAATATGGGAGGACATGGTCTAATCACAGTACTCCCAGCGCATATTTCTATGTGTTTTTTGATGGCCGCTAAGACATTGTTGTATCCCTCTATATTTATATATGCCAGCCTTTGTTGCGGCAATTATTGAAGGATATACAGTTTCTTCGCCATTGATAGTTATGGATCGAATCTTCCGAGTTCCGAATTGTTTGCCATAAAAATAACACTTTGCACCAGACTTGGCCTTAGAAATACGATTTACAGTTATGGGATTCAGCAAGTTTTCACTAAGCGTACACCAGCGTAAATTTTCAATACGGTTATCTGTTATAATTGTATTGATATGGTCGATACATGGTTTATTGGCAATATTTGGTAAAAATGTCACAGCACATAGACGATGCACAGAACAACGCTTGTGTATGCCATGAACGGATAGCATGACGCTCAGATAGCCGTTTAAATACGGTGTTTGACGGATTATTTTACCACGATGAGACCGTAAATGATTATTCCTTGCATTGACTAATCTATCAAGGCTCTTTATGCGCCCCATAGTAGATGCTTGATAGAATCCCTCATAATTGGGAATGTCGCGCCACTCTTCGTTTGGCAAATTGTCTAAAGATAGGTTTTGATAAGGCTCCATATTGGACAAAAATAAACATTTTTTTAAGAATGAAAAATATCGCAACGCTCGTCCGTAACCTGCCTGCCGACAAGTACCAGGAACTGGCCGGGGCAGTGAACGACGTATTCGAGAACAAGCGCTTCAACCGGGCGCAACGAAGGAGACTGGCGCGAAACTGGCGCAAGTACGGGAAAAGGGAGGAAAAATGAAGATTCGGGACTTGAGTATTCACAAGTATGGATGGACGTTGCGCATATATTATGCCGTGACGTGCTACTATACGGGCGAAATACTCAAGTCCCTTACCGACATCGGATGCCCCGATACGGTTCTTCATCGCGTACAGGGGAATATGGTGAAGTGCGAAATGGATACGGGATTCACCTACTCCAACAAGGAGCATCGGCAAAGTGTCATCGTAATAGGGATGCACTCCTCGCCGTGGGAATTTCTCAACAGCTTTGAGCACGAACTGCGGCACCTCGTAGACGATATAGCCCTTACTCTCGGGCTGCCGATGGCCGGGGAAGATGTAGCATATCTTACCGGCGAAATAAACCAGGCACTATGGGAAGATGTGCACCAATTCACCTGTTGTAAATGTAATGGACATGGAAAAAGATGACACCCAATACTGGATGGCGATGCTCGAAGTGAGCGAATGCTGCGCACCCATATTCGCTGCCGTCGTATGCGAGTTGATGAATACGATTTGATTATTCCAGAAGTTTCACCAGATCGGTTTTCATCTCCTCGTCTATGTCGCGGTAGCGGGCAAATGCTTTGCTGCCTTCGGTATGCCCCGACAAAGATCCCACAAGATTAGGGTCTTTGACCTGCTTATACAGATTCCCGATAAAAGTACGGCGCGCCATATGGGATGACGCAACTTGGTAGAGCGGTTTTTGCTCAGGCTCCCTGGTGACGGGGTTGAGTACACTTACCATGCGTTTCAATCCGGCAGCAAGGAAGCATTTTTTAATTGCCTCGTTATATTTTTGCTCCGAAATAAAGGGGAGCAGTACTGCATTGTCAGGGGATGCGTATTTATTGATTATCTCCTTTGCAAGATTGTTCAACGGGACACGCACCGTCACCGGATGGCCTTCCTTCGTTTTGCGCGGGATATACTCAACAGCACCTTTTACTACGTTGCTCCGTTTCAAGGCTATCAAATCCCCCACGCGACACCCTATGAGACATTGGAATACGAATATATCCCGCTGTACCGCCAGTCGTGGATGCCTGGATAGGTTTGTATGGTATAGCTTGTTCCGCTCGGCGATTGTGATATAGATCGGGGAACCATATACAGCTTGTTTTATCTCCTTCTTCCGGAAAGGATTAGTTTGGATCAGGTCATTGTTTGCGGCCCAATTCAGGAAAGCCCGCAAGAGAATCATCTTGCTGACAACCGTATTGTGGCCACGCTGGTGTGGTATCCTCGAATCCTGCACCAAAGCATAGATATGCGGATATTCCTCGCATATATCGTGCTCCCGGCGATAAAAGTCCTCAAAGTCATCCAATACCTCGGGCGTTAGCATCCCCAGCGAAAGGGTGAAGGTGCGGTCGAAAATCCTTTTGTACAACTCGTAGCGCTTGAGAGCCCTCATAAGAACATTGAATGCCATCTTACGGCGCTCAGAAAACCCCTTCTTGGATACGTAACTTTCAAAATGTGCCCATATATCCCTGTCTTGCGACAATCCTACAGAATAAGGCGTAATAACATCCCTGAGCCAACTCGGAGGCAAGCTAACCTTACCTGCGCCTGCCTCTATGAACGATTGCATGACAAAAGATGTCAATGCCGAGATTTTAGAATGTGCCTCGTTTGCCTGTTCGACGATCTCTTGTTGGGCAGGAGACATCATCCTGTAACGGGGAACAGAAACCGATTGTGTCTTGGCGCTCCAATATTCAGGCAGCACGAAAATACCAGTCTTGGCACGCTGGTTAAGGCGTCCGTGAGTAAACCGAATCAGCACCTCGTGTAAACCGCATGTATTCTCCTTGGCAGAGAGTGAATAGTAAATTGTCGCCATAATTGTTATATTTGCACGGATGCAAATATAAACAACCAT